GGAGCTGTGTTTTGGATGGGAACTCAGGGAGGATTTTTTGCATATGATGGAACAGTTAAATCTTTACCATCTTTAGTAGAAGATTTTGTTTTTACAACAGATGGAGATAATTTAGGATTAAACTTTGGTTCCAGTAATGTTATTTTTGCTGGTCCAAATAATTTATATACTGAGGTAAACTGGTTTTACCCCAAAGACGGCTCTGATCAAATCGATAGGTGCGTGACCTATAATTATGCAGAAAATTGTTGGACTACTTCTACTTTAGATAGAACCACATATCAAGATCAGGGTGTCTTTGATAAACCATACGCTACTGATTACGATCAAACTTTAACCCCTTTGTTTCCAGATATTTTAGGGATAACGAATAAATACGGAGCCTCTATTTATTACGAACATGAAACAGGAACTGATCAAGTTAATAGCACAGCCACGACTGCTATACCTGCATTTATTAGATCTGGAGATTATGATATTACGGCAAGAAGAAGCCCACTAGGCCAACAAACAGGATTGGCTGATTTTAGAGGGGACGGTGAGTTTATTATGTCTGTTAAAAGATTTATACCTGATTTTAAATACCAAGAGGGCAGCGCTAAAATAACTTTATTTGTGAGTGATTTTCCTGATGATACTCCAGTAAGTTCTCCACTTGGACCCTTTACAGTTACATCAACAACTGATAAGGTAGATACTCGGGCAAGAGGAAGATTAGTTTCTCTTAGAATAGAAAATGAATCTGTGGGAGAGACATGGAGATATGGAACTCTTAGATTAGATGCTCAACCAGACGGGAGAAGATAACAATGCAGTTTGTAGGAGCTGACGGTAAATTAAAAGAACAGTTTATAACCAGCGAAGGTGGGATTGGATACAGAGATGTGCCCATTGATGGTTTTTCAATTTACGGTTCTACGTTGCCTGGCGGAACTACTTTACTAGAGCAATTTGGAGGTTCAGGTATAACCTCTTTACCTATAGATCAAGGAGCTTTAGCTTTGGGAGAAATGAGAACTTTTCCAATAAGAAGAAACCCAGCCTTATTTAAAACACCACAACCTTTTGTAAATGAAGATCTGATAAACAGTCTGATAGCAAGAAATCAAGGAGCTGTTGATCTAGCAGAGATGGATACAACAAGTGAACCTGCTGATGATCCTAATTTAATGTTACAAAATTTAGAAGCGGGAAGACCTGAAAGGTCCTCAATATTTACTACTGGGGATGTTGTCCCAGACACAGTTGATAGTTTATTTTTTACAAGAGGTCAAAATTTAGAGGGAGGTTTTAGAGGTATAGTACCAGCTCTTTTAAATAGAATACAACCTTTTGATAATAGAGTTCGTCCAATTCAAGATTTTTACGGAAGTCGATTTGGTTTAGATAATATTGGTAGAATTGCTTCTGGTCCTATGCAAGGATACAACCCTGTTTCAGGTGGTCTTTTATATGGAGTAAGTGGTGGAAGATTTGGTCAACCAACAAACATTGGATTACAAAGAGCTTTAGAAAAAAGAATTGCTACCAGAACTAGTCAAAAAACTAGAGACAGGTTAAGAAAATCAGGTGCTGACATAGAAGCTTTTGATCGAAAAACAAAAGAGTTACAAGATTTAATAACACAAGAGAGACAAAATAGAATCGACACTGCACCAAGAGATGTTAGAGAGCAGATAGAGAAAAATAGACAAATAGATAGCGAGAGAAAATACGGTCTTTTATAATGGCTAAAATAACTAATTACATACCCGAACCAAAACCAGAATACGAGGTAGACAATCAAAGACAGATCATAGAGTCTTTAACTACCATGAAACAACAACTTAATTTTTCTTTTCAACAAGATTTAAAAAATGAGCAAGATGCTTTTAACTATTTCATGGCATGACAATACAATATAAAAATCAAGGTTTTAAACAAGCTGATGTAAATAAAGCTACGGTGCTTACCTGTCCTAGTGATGGAGCGATCATAGTTAAAAGTGTATATTGTGCTAACAATGATGCTTCGTCCGGCATTTTAGTTCAAATGAATTTAGTTGATTCGTCTGATTCAAACACTGAATATGAATTTTTTAGAGATGAAGTGGCGGCTAAATCGCAAGTAAATGCCACACCTCAAGGCTTGAATTTAGAAGCAGGTGATGCTATAACAGTGCAGGCAGCAACAGGCAGTAATACAATACAAGGTGCCATAAGTTATGCTTTGATAAATAGAGAGAATGAAAACGGATAATACTATAAAGATAGACTGTACGACTATAACTACTTACAGGAACACAAAGACAGGTGAAACTTCTTCGGAGAAAATGGAAGGACCTGATATTGTTCAAGATGTAACCGTGCAAGTTACCAATAAAGGATTAGAAGTATTTCAGAAAGTAATGAATGACAACACAAAACCTAAATCAAAACCCTAAGGGTGGAACAGAATTACAATTCGAGTATTTAGAAAAATACGTCGATAAAAGTTTATTGGATCAGGTGCAGATATGTACATCCGTTCCAGAAAAAATACCTTTACATCCAACTAAACCAAATATTCTTTGGCAAAAAAATTCTTACGATCAACCTAATTTAGCACCCTGGTTTAAAAACCCAGCCAACCACAGCAAGTATGATTGGTATGTATTTAACTCTCATTGGACTTACGAAAAATATAGAAATCATTTTAACGTTCCTACAAATAGATGTGTAGTTATAAAAAATGGTATAGACAAAATAGAAAAATCTACTCCTTATCAAGAGGGAGACCCTATAAAAATAATTCACCAAAACACACCTTGGCGTGGTTTGTCAGTTTTATTAGGAGCCATGCAGTTGGTAAAGAATCCTTTAATAACTTTAGATGTGTATTCTTCTACAGAAGTTTATGGAAAAGATTTTTACGAGCAGAATGATAAACATTATAAAGAACTTTATGCACAAGCAGAATCTTTACCTAATGTAAATTACATAGGATATAAATCCAACAGATACATAAAAGAAAATTTAAAAAACTATCACATGTATGTGTATCCTAGTATATTTGAAGAAACATTTTGTATATCTTTATTAGAGTGTATGGCAGCTGGTTTATATTGTATAACCACTGACTATGGTGCTTTGTATGAAACAGGCGCAGAGTTTCCAATGTATGTTCCATATGAAGATAACAATAGAGCGTTAGCTCAAAAATTTGGTTTTGCAATAGAACAAGCAGCTAAAACTATTCATGCAAAACAAATACATAATCATTTAGAATCTCAATCAGCGTACGCTAATATTTATTATGGCTGGGGTAAGATTGGAATTCAATGGACAACATTTTTAAAAGGAGTAATAGATGCAAGATCCAAATCAGCCGATATGGTTTACGAGCCACGAAAAGAAAGGTAATGTAAAAACAGTACATCTTGGAGAATCTCCTCACAAGATAATGGTATGCACTCCGGTGCATAGCGATGTCTCCATGCATTATTGTCAAGCTGTTTTAAAGTTTCAACAAGAGTGTATTAATAGAAATATTTTAGTTAGTTTTACTTTAATGAAATCTTCTTTAGTAACACAGGGCAGAAATCTATGTGTGGCTGAAACGTTAAATCATCAAGATGGATACACACATTTATTATTTATAGATTCGGATATAGACTTTAATTTTTCAACAATCGAAAAACTATTAAAAGCAGACAAAGATATAATCTCTTGCCCATATCCCATGAAGTCTTTTGATTGGGACAAAGTCTGGAATCAAAAAGATAAAGCTGCATCTGCACAAGCACTAAAAGCTCCTGGTTTGACTTTTCCGATAAAACTAGATGACCAAGAAAACATATCCTCAAACGACGGTGTGGTTGAGGTCACTCATGCACCTACAGGCTGCATGCTAATCAAAAGAAGTGTATTAGAAAAAATGATAAAACACTACCCAGAACTAGAGATATTTCAACCAACTAACATAAATGGTAAAGAGGTCAAAAAACAAAACTTTTATAACTTTTTTGATACTATTCACGATCCAGAGACCAAGCGTTGTTTTGGTGAAGACTTTGGTTTTTGTCAAAGATGGACAGATATGGGTGGTAAATTATACATCTATATAATGGATTACATAACCCATGTTGGTGAATATCAATATTGCGGTAGGTTTTTTGATATCTTAAAACCAGTTGACGATACTAAAAAAATCAAATAAACTGCTATATTCAGGTTTTCTATGCCTGCTACACTATTAAAATTTAGGCAAAACTATGGCAATATCAAGAGCACAACAAGCACGGCAACAATATGGATTAGGTAGTTTAGTTAAATCTATAACTAAACCTATAAAAAAATTAGTTAAGTCAGATGCTGGTAAGGTAGGTTTACTTGCGTTAGGAGCTTTTGGTTTACCCGGAGGATTTGGAGGTATGACTGGTTTTTTATCTCCAGCTACTAAAGGAGCAATAGGTAGTTTTTTTACCGAAAATGCTTTAGGTAAAATCATAAGAGATGTGGGTGTTGGAACAGGTATTGGATTTGGATTAGATGCAATTCAACGAGCTAATTTACCTGATCCCATAAAAAGAATACAAGGTAGAACAGAGGACGAGATTAATGAAATCGAAGCTGAGTTAAGACAAAATTATGCAGATCTAGGATATGATCAAGAAGAAATAGAAGAGAGAGTGAGAATAGATATGGAGCCTTATAGAGCAACCGCTGCTACAGGTGGTCGTATAGGTTTTGCTGGTGGCTCTTACAAAGATAAAATACAAGACATAGCTGATGAATTAGCAGGTGAGATTTATGATAAAGATTATTCTGACCTAACCAGCTCTCAACAAATGTCGGTGTACAAAAGAGCAATAAGAGAATTAGATGATATGTTTGCAGATAAAGCAGATATGATGAGAAAAAATGAAGCTGACGGTGGTCGTATAGGTTTGGCCAGGGGAACAGATGAGAAGGTAGAGCTGGCAGCAGGTATAGAAAGCCTGCCAATTAATATTAATTCTAAAGGTGTAAAAGAATTAGATTTAAGAGAAACAGGTGGATTTATACCACCAGTTGGTGTAAAAGAAAAAGCGGATGATATCCCAGCGATGTTATCAAATAACGAATTTGTATTTACAGCAGATGCAGTGAGAGCTGCTGGAGGCGGAAGCGTCGACAAAGGTGCTCAAATTATGTACGATACAATGAAAAAATTGGAGAGTAAAATAGCGTAATGGCCGAAACGATAACTAACATAACACAACCAGCACCGTTTATTGAAGCTGCGGCAAAACCATTTTTAAGAGAATTACAACAAGCCGTTGGCGGTTTTAAACAAGCTGATCTTTCTAAAGTATTAGGACCACAGTTCGTGGCAGGTCCAGGGCAGCTTACATTAGATGCTGAACAACTTGCATCAGGTCTTGGTTCGTTCGCACCTTTTTTACAAACAGCTGCTACACAAGCTGAACAAGCAGGTCAATTTGTAGGGCCACAAGCTTTTCAACAATTCACATCCCCTTTTCAACAAGATGTTATTGATACAACACTTGCAGAGTTTGACAGACAAACAGCAAGAGGTTTACCTTCTATTGCAGCTCAAGCTACAGCCGCAGGTGTTTTAGGTGGGGGGAGAGAAGGTGTTCAAAGAGCAGAGTTTTTATCTAATCAAGATAGAAACCGTGCAGCTTTACAAGCACAATTATTACAACAAGGTTTTACTCAGGCTCAACAAGCTGCCTCAAACGCATTTAATCAACAACAAGCTTTGGCTCAACAACAGTCTCAATTAGCTCAGTTAGCGCCATCATTACAAGGTCAGCAGATTGCTGGCTTAACTACTTTAGGTTCGCAACAGCAAGCAAGAGCACAAGCAGGGTTAACGGCTCAACAAGCTTTGGCTCAAGCTCAGCAACAACAACCTTTAACAGCAGCACAGACTCTGGGTTCAGGCATCATGGGCCTAATCTCAGGATATCCTGCAGCTACACAAACACAACAAATTCCAAGTATAAGTCCATTACAATCTGCATTGGGTATTGGATCAACATTGGCTGGAATATATAGGCTAACACGATAATGAGTAAAATATACAAAAGACCTATGTTTAGAAAAGGTGGTAGCTCTATGGGAGGTATTATGGATGGTATCACTGATAGAGAAGAATATAACATAGGAAGTAACCCTTTTCAAAACGTATTACAAATGGATAGAGCTATGACTCAAGGTATTCAACCGTCATTACGATCTTCTATTACTTTAGACGACAGATCACCAGGGGATGAATATGTAGCAACTGCAATGGAATCTATAGGCGAAGGTGCAATAGATCCTGTGGCTCAATTATTAATTCAAGGTGGTTTAGGTACACTAAGCGAACGTGGAGGAGGAAGCACCATAGGTAATATTGCAAGAGGTTTTAGAGATCCTACTGGCCAAGCTTTTGCTAATCTACAAAACAGACAAGATCTTAAAACTAAAATTAAATTAAAAGGTAAAGAAATAGATATTGCATCAGAGGAGGCTGAAAAAGACAGAGATCTTAAATTACAATTAGAATTATTAGATCCAAAAGATAAATCTGCTTTACAAGAGAGAATAGAATTTTTACAAGAAACATATAATTTAAGCTCTCGAGAGGCTTTAGATAGAGCTTTACCTGAATTTAGAAAACGTGGAGACCCTGCCGAAGCAGCAGAGGATGTATTTGAATTAAAAGTAGATAAGTATTCTACATCTCAAGGAGGAGCTGCTCCATTAATGACTGATAGGCAAGCTAGATATTTAGTTAGACAAGAAAATAAAATTGATCAAGGGTTAATTAAAGGAGTAAGTGCCGAAAAATTAGATAATACTCAAACTTATGTGGACACTATTGATATTGATAAAATAGATGAATCTGGAGTTATAACTTTAAGATCTGGCGCATACCCATATAGTGCAGATAAAATATACATTGGTTTTGATGGTAAATTTTATACAGGCGGACAAGGTAATAAATTAATTCCTTTCATACCAGAGTAGGAGGCTAAATGGCTGAACGTAGTCTACTCGACAAACTTATAAATCCCACACAAGACGAAAAAGATGAAATTATTACTGGCATAAAAG